TGAATATCCTTTGCCGGATATTAAAGAGGTTAAGCCTTCACTTCGGATTCTGGAATCCACACAAACAATTCAAACAGTTTGTGAGGATAGACCACCGATAGCTGAGGCTTTGCCAGTTAGCTGTGAAGATGCGACGCTGCCATCCCCCTGCCCGTATTATGCCCCGAACCTTGTCACTGGAGTTTTGATGAGGAACGGGAGGAAACCGCCCCCGAATAAATTCCCAAGAAGGAAGCTGCGCCGTTTTGTATTGAAATGGTGTAGAGCGAACCTAGTGCCACTTTCCCAAGATGAAGATCTCACAATAGATTCTTGGTTAGAAAAGTGTGATTATACGGCAAGTCGTAAGGCCGAGTTGAAAAGAACTTACGACAGGTTGGCCCAAGCCCTCGGGTGCGACCTTGAACATTGTAGGATAAAGTCATTCGTTAAGGATGAGGGGTATATAGCCGCTAAGGCTGCGAGGTTGATCAACTCTAGGGAGGATTACTTCAAAGTGTTTTGCGGTCCTATATTCCAAGCTTTGTCTGAGAGGGTGTTCCTCAATAAACATTTTATTAAAAAGATTCCAGTTCCAAACAGGCCCAAGACTATATATGAGGCATTGTTTGGTGTTGGGCGCAAGTACTATTGCACTGACTTCACGTCAATGGAGGCTCATTTTACCCCAGAGAACTTCATTGATATTGAAGTTGTCATGTATAAGTATATGTGCTCTTTGAATGGCTGGCGATTTTCGTCATAGATATAGTCATTACCGTTCTAATAGGTAAGCAGAGAATCCGATTTCGATTAATAATTGTTAAAATTGTGGCAACAAGACAAAGTGGGGAGATGAATACCTCACTTGGCAATGGCTTTGCCAACCTCATGATCTTTTTATTCGTATGCAAGCAATGTGGCTGCATCGTAATCATGATCTTTGTTGAGGGTGACGATGGAATTTCGGCAATTTCGGTGCAGTTTGGTGGACATGCACCCACAGAACAAGATTTTTATAATCTTGGGTGGACAATTAAATTAGAGGAGCATGAAAAGTTAAATACGGCTAGTTTTTGTGGGATGGT